CGGTGTATGCCTGTGTGCGGATACTTTCAGAATCCATTGCGGGACTGCCTGTTCATCTATACAAATACCGGGAAGACGGCAGCAAGGAAAAGGCGATTGACCATCCGCTGTACCGGATTCTGCATGACGAGCCAAACCCGGAAATGACCTCGTTTGTGTTCCGGGAGACGCTGATGACGCATCTGCTCCTTTGGGGAAACGCCTATGCGCAGATCATCCGCAACGGGAAAGGGCAGGTGCTGGGGCTGTATCCCCTGATGCCGAACCGCATGACCGTGGATCGGGATGAGAAAGGGCATCTGTATTACAGCTATCTGGTGTCGGATTCTGATGCGCCCACCATGAAGAGTGGGACGGTGATCCTAAAGCCTACGGATGTGCTGCATATTCCCGGATTGGGCTTTGACGGCCTTGTGGGCTACAGCCCCATTGCGATGGCAAAAAACGCTATCGGTATGGCCATCGCCTGTGAAGAGTACGGGGCGAAATTCTTCGCCAACGGCGCAACACCCGGTGGGATCTTGGAGCATCCCGGAACAGTGAAAGATCCGGCAAAGGTACGGGACAGCTGGAATGAAGCCTTTGGAGGCAGCCGGAATTCCAATAAGGTCGCTGTTCTGGAGGAAGGGATGAAGTATACGCCGATCTCCATCTCCCCGGAACAGGCACAGTTTTTGGAAACAAGAAAATTTCAGATTGATGAGATTGCTCGAATTTTTAGGGTACCGCCACACATGGTCGGGGATCTGGAAAAGTCGAGCTTTTCTAATATTGAGCAGCAGTCTTTGGAGTTTGTGAAATACACGCTGGAACCGTGGATTGTCCGTTGGGAACAGTCCATCAACCGTGTGCTCCTCACAGAGTCGGAGAAGGCTGCTTATTTTGTCAAGTTCAACGTGGATGGCCTGCTTCGTGGGGATTACCAGAGCAGGATGAACGGCTATGCCACAGCCCGCCAGAATGGCTGGATGAGCGCCAATGACATCCGGGAACTTGAAAATCTTGACCGTATCCCGGCCGAGCAGGGTGGTGACCTGTACCTGATCAATGGGAACATGACCAAACTTGCGGATGCGGGAATATTTGCTGCCAGTGGCGGCAGCGGGAAGGAGGAAGAATCCGATGAAGAAGTTCTGGAAGTGGAAGAACCGGACGGTTCTGAATCAGGAGACACAGGAGCAGGTGCAGGAGAGGACACTGTTCCTAAACGGCACCATCGCAGAGGAAAGCTGGTTTGATGATGACGTCACGCCGCAGGTGTTTAAAGAGGAACTGACATCTGGAAGCGGGGACATCACAGTTTGGATCAACTCTCCGGGTGGGGACTGTGTGGCAGCGGCTCAGATCTATAACATGTTGATGGACTATCCCGGAAATGTGACCGTAAAGATTGACGGCATTGCGGCTTCTGCGGCAAGCGTGATCGCTATGGCCGGGACAAGGGTGCTGGTCTCCCCTGTTTCCATGATGATGATCCACAATCCGGCCACGGTTGCCTTTGGCGATACCGCTGAGATGGAAAAGGCGATCAGTATGCTCTCGGAAGTAAAGGAGAGCATCATCAACGCCTATGAGATCAAGACGGGGCTGTCCCGTGCCAAACTTTCCCATCTGATGGATGCGGAAACTTGGATGGACGCCCACAGCGCTGTGGAACTGGGCTTTGCGGATGATATTTTGAAGAGGTCATCCGAGGATGCCGAGGAGGAAGAGGACTTGGCCGTGGCAGGAGCGCCGATGACGTTCTCCCGTGCGGCGGTCACGAATTCCCTGATGGACAAGTTGGCGGCGAAAAGCCGTATCCAAAAGCAGCCAGAAGAAACCGGGCGCTCAGTCGATTCCCTGATGGAGCGGCTGAACCTGATCAAACAACATTTGTAATGGAGGTAAACGATTATGACTATTTTAGAACTGCGTGAGAAGCGGAACAAAGCGTGGGAGGCTGCAAAAGCCTTTCTGGAATCCCACCGAACGGAAAAAGGGACATTGACGGCAGAAGATGATGCCACCTATACCCAGATGGAGCAGGAGATCAACGACCTTGGCAAAGAGATCGCCCGTCTGGAGAGGCAGGAGGCGCTGGAAGCGGAACTGAACCGTCCGGTGAACCAGCCCCTGACTTCCAAACCGGGCAGCGGCAGAGGTGAGGAACCAAAGACCGGACGTGCTTCCGATGAATACCGGAAAGCCATGCTGGATGCGTTCCGCTCCAACTTTAAACGTGTGTCCAACATCCTGCAGGAAGGCGTGGACGCAGATGGCGGGTATCTGGTACCGGAAGAGTATGATCACAGGCTGATCGATACTCTGTCGGAAGAGAATATCATGCGCCGTCTGGCTACGACCATTACGACCTCCGGGGAACACAAAATCAATATCGCTGCTACGAAACCCGCCGCCAGCTGGATTGAAGAGGGCGGCGCTCTTACGTTTGGGGACGCAACCTTCAGCCAGATCCTGCTGGATGCCCATAAACTCCATGTAGCGATTAAGGTAACCGAGGAACTGCTCTATGATAACGCCTTCAATCTGGAGGGCTATATTCTGGATCAGTTCGGAAAAGCGCTGGCCAATGCGGAAGAGGACGCTTTCCTCAATGGGGACGGCACTGGCAAGCCTCTGGGCCTTTTTGCAGCGACAGGTGGTGGTACAGTGGCCGGAACCTTAACGGCGGCAATCAAGTCGGACGATATGCTGGATTTGGTGTATGCCCTGAAGCGTCCGTACCGTAAGACGGCATCCTTTATCATGAATGATAAAACCCTCGCTTCCCTGCGCAAGTTGAAGGATAATAACGGGGCCTATATCTGGCAGCCGTCCTATCAGGCCGGTGAGCCGGATCGGGTACTGGGCTATGCAGTGCATACCTCTGCTTATGCTCCGGAAGATGCGATTGCCTTTGGCGATTATAAATACTACAACATCGGTGACCGTGGCACCCGTTCTTTTGCTGAACTGCGGGAACTGTTCGCTGGCAACGGCATGATCGGTTATGTGGCAAAAGAGCGTGTGGATGGCAAGCTGATCCTGCCGGAAGCCGTGCAGATCTTGAAACTGAAGGCAAGTACACCTGCAGAGTAATCTTTTTTACGGAGGAGGTATCCCTATGACTGTAACGCTGGAGGAAATGAAACAGTATCTCCGGGTGGACTATGAAGACGATGACCAGCTGATTGCGGACTTTATCACTTCGGCGGAGCAGCTTTGCAGGGATGTTCTCAGGGTAGATAAAGAAGCTGACCTAAGTTGTGATGGCAAGATAAAAATCGCAGTTATGTATGCGGTTGCATATTTTTATGAACACCGGGAGGAAGCGGATCATCATGATTTAATCCTGACGCTCCGCTCTCTCCTTTTTGGTTCGAGGAAGGAGGCTTTCTAATGGACATTGAACTGTTGAATGTACGGATTTTTATATCCAAGAATACGGTGGTCACCGATGCCATTGGAAACCACCGGAATGAATGGCAGCCTTTCTATACCTGCTATGCGACTGTCAGTGGTGAGGCCGGGAAGGAACAGACGGATGCAGGGATGGTGGTGGATGATTCCAGCATCGACTTTACGATCCGCTGGTGTAAGAAAGCGGCGGAGATTGACTCCACCCATTTCCGGGTGGAGTTCAATGGAGAACTTTACAATATCGCCGCTGTGGATCATATGAATTTCAGGCGCAAGAGTATCAAACTGTCCTGTGAGAAAGTGAGGCGGTAGCGATGGGAAGGAAAATCCCGATCAGCCAGCTTTCCGCTGCTGTGATGGAACAGCTGAACGAGTATGCAGAATTGGCCACGGAGGACATGAAGGAAGCAGTGAAAAAGGCAGGTACGACTGTCCGGAAGGACATCGAGGCCAGCGCTCCGAGGGATACCGGGGACTATGCTAAAAGCTGGGCTGTGAAAACGACAAAGGAAAGTTCCAATGTTCTTCGGGTGACGGTACATTCCCGGAACCGGTATCAGATCGCCCATCTGCTGGAACATGGCCATGCGAAACGGGGCGGCGGCCGGGTTGCCGCAAGGCCCCATATCGCTGCTGCGGAAGAAGCCGGTATTGAGCAGCTGGAGCGTGAGATTGAAAGGAGCCTGACAAATGGATGATTTGATAAAACTCTTAGGAGAAACGGGTATTCCTTTCGCTTATGATCACTTCGCGGAATGTGAATCCCCCGATCCTCCGTTCATCTGCTACCTTTTGCCCCAGAGCGATAACTTTTCCGCAGACGGGAAGGTTTATCTGAAGGTCAGCAGTGTGAATATCGAACTGTACACAGACAGCAAGGATCTGGCTGTGGAACAGAAGCTGGAAGCCGTGCTGGATACGCACGGTATTTTTTATGACAAAACAGAGGTCTGGATCGAGAGCGAAAAGCTCTATGAAGTCCTCTACTCGTTTGAAATGGAGGTTTATTATTATGGGAAACAAGGTCAAGTATAACTTGAAAAACGTCCATGCCGCCAAGCTGACCGAGACGGATTCCGATGGTACGACTACCTTTTCGTATGCGGAACCAAAGGCAATCCCCGGTGCGGTGAGCATCAGTCTGGATGCGGAGGGCGAAACCAGCCCGTTCTATGCGGATGGTATTGTGTATTTCCGCAGCGTGACTAACAACGGCTACAGCGGTGATCTGGAGATCGCCCTGATCCCGGAGTGGTTCCGCACGGAGATTCTTCAGGAGAAGCTGGATGCGAAAGGTGTGCTGGTCGAAAACAGTGGTGTCGGCGAGAGCGTGAAATTTGCCCTGCTCTTTGAATTTGACGGGGATGTGAACGCCATCCGACATGTGCTGTATAACTGTTCTGCCTCCCGCCCGTCTATCG